GGCCTCATCACCTTCTTCAAGAGTTTCCTCGTCGTCTACTTCTTGAGTAGACTCCTCAATCATTTCGTCCTCTACGCGAGGGTTGATTCCAGCCTTGCCCCAGGCTGCGGCCTCCATAAGCATATTACGGAGATCGTCACTAAGTCTCATGTGGTCCATTTTATTGGTTCCTATATAAAAGTTAAGATTTATTAATCTCTAAAAGTATGTAGAGGTTTTAGCTTATAATGTATATTTTATTTTTATTTTTTACCTAGTAGGAGTTCTAGTGGGAGTCCTAGTTAGTTCACTAGAATTAAAATCTGTTCCAGGGGGTTCAATAGTTTGTCCAGTTCTTAGGTATTTAATAGGAACAAAGGTGTCTGCTGGTGCCCCTTCTTTTCTCTGAACTAGACGGGTTTTCTTAGCAGCATTGGTTCCTGCTCCTTTAATAGGCTCATATAAACGCACTCCCTCGAATAACCCATTTTTTAAACTAGGTAGTAGTTTATTTGCTCCATCTTCTAACATAAATGAGTTATATTCATTTAAAGTAAGACGAGAGAATACATCAAAGGTATTTACTCCTGTGCCTAGCCCTTCATCATCTAATAAGTAATTATTAGAAATTTCAGAGATAATGTTTTTTACCTGTCTTAATCCTGATATTCTCCTGCTTGGTTTAAATTCTTGAGCAGATTTTAAAGAATTATTTTCTCTATATCCAGTAGTAAAAATTTCTTTGGTTGGAGTTATTTTAACGCTTCTACCTAAAGATTCATACTTTCCAAAAACATCTACTCCATCTAGACCAACATAATCATAATCAATAAATACAGCTAAATCTTTATTAAAAGTTTTATTTAAGCTGGGTTTAAAATATAAAGACCTCTTAACCGCCCCAGATGGATCATAAGAAGTAATTATAGATCTTGCTCTTGTTAAACTATATTCAAATCTATTGGTTGGAAATACAATAAGCCATAAGGGTAGTTGTCTAACAAATAATGAAGTATTTTTAGAACTTTTAGATACATTAAATAAAATATCATTTTGTGTATATTCTAAACTACTTGTAGCTTCTAAATAATCTAATATTCTATCCTCATCATGAACTAAGAGTGTCTTACCGTTAACCTTATATTTTATATAAGTATTAAAAGCTTCTAAAGAATCTACATCATTGTGATTTACTAATTCATATCTAGCAGTAGTTTGTTTTACTAAGTTTGAAACTACATTACTATTCCCTACTGGAGCAGTTTGGATACTAGAAAGATTACAACTTAATAGATAAAAGTTTTCTCTAGGAGTGCTTAATGAGTAATTAAACTCTATTTGATCAGACGCTAAGGAGCTAAGAGTAATATTAGTAATATCAGAGGATCCTAATAATTCTAAACATACTTTTCTATCTTCTGGTCTTACAATAAATGCGTGATCCTTTTCTGATTCTACGAACAGCCTATATGTAGTGCCATCAAGATAGACATCAAAATAATCCCCATCACTTAGTTTAAGAGTAGATCTATCAATAAACTCATCAGTATCTTTTATATAATACTTTTTCTCTTCGCCCTCAACTACTATGGGAATATACTTGGCAAGATCCGTGGCTAAGGTCTTCCAGTTATTAATAGTATATTTACTAGCCCCTGGGAGTTTATTCGTATCTAGAGGAATTCCAACTTTTGTCATATAGTAGTAAACGGCGGCTTCATTAACATTCATATTACTACTTCTACGAATGTTAAAGGTAGTAGATTCTGTGTTAGTATTAGCTAAATCTTGTATATAGTTTACATCAATATTATTAACTTCGCCTGTAATTATTCTAGATCTAAAAATACCCGCAATCTCGGAATCAGATAATCTAGTTCCGTCATACTTTTTTATACGCCTACAAGTAGAAAGAAACTCATGGCTAAGGCTTGCTAGGATATTTTGTGTTGTTAAATCAAACACGGGATTATGATTCCAACTCGCAAGAGGATCATCGAAATTTACAATGTAATCAATACTTTCGTGAACATGAGTTCTAAATATTGAAGAGTTTAAGTTTCGTCTATTAACAAATCTTTTTCTTTTTAATTCCTTTGTTAATGCTATATCTTCATCAAGTAATCCAGCAACCTCATTATTTGTAAAGTAGTTAGTTAAAAAAGCATCATTAAGATCTATTTGTCCAAACTTACTCTCTCCAACTAAATCTCCTAGTTGCTCTGCTGTATCTATTTCTAGATTTCCATCAATAGGATCGTCTTCATAGAAAGGATCTTGAATATAATCATCTAAAGCCACTCCATTGGTAGTTGTAGTTGTTACTCCAGGCCCACCACCAGGATCTTCTTCTATAATTAATGAACCTACTAATTTTTTTTGATCATTTACAAAAATATCTGACTCTACTAGATCATCGTCAGTAACAATGGAATCGTTGACTGAACCCGTTCCTAAAGCATCGCCTAATCCTCCTGGACCATCGGGCTCAGTATCAGGCTCAGTATCAGGCTCAATAATAATTCCCCCTAGTTGAGATTGTGTAGTAGTAACTTCTTCAACAACAACACCTGAATCTGCTCCTGTATCATCGTCTAGGTCTATAGAAGGATCATATATTCCTATTCCTCCGAAAGTTTCTGGTCCGTCTTCTTGAGTTTCAATAATCACAGACCCTATAGAGTCTAACGCCTCTCCAGGAAAAAATACATTTATAATATAGTCAGCACAGCTTCCAGAACACTTACTTTGTAAAGTCTGTTGATCTACCGTTTTTTTACAGGTATCGCTTCCAGTTCCGACAGATGTAACTCGTCCTTGTCTAGACTTAACTAAATTTTCTACGCCATTAAAAATCGTTGAAATTCCATCATTAGTATCAGGATCTACTTTTTTACAACTCCTTTTAAACACATAGGAACCTGTTTGTCCTCCATTATTTGTAGTATCTCCAGCAACAAAGTAACTATCTAAATTTGAGAAATCTACAGGATCAGCAATACATTTACATGCTTTTATGGTTTCACTAGTTCCTGGAGCTTGTGGACCCGCAGGGCCAGGAGTCCAAGGATTTCTAGGACCAGGAGTAGAGGGTCCTGGAGTTGGTCCTGGGGTTGATGGTCCTGGATTTACAGGACCATCTGAGGGTATAAAGTAAGTAATTCTTATAGAAGGGCAACACTCATCAGAAGTACAACACTCTCCGTTTTCATCACTACAAACACTATTTATAGAGTCTACATTTCGCTCAGATACCTCTTGAGCCGTATCCAAAGTATCCTGATTAGCAGTTTTCCATGTATCAACTGCTGTGTTTTCGGGAGGGGATGTCCCTGGATCAAAGTAAGTACACTCTTGCTCAAAGATAATTGTCCATTCATAACCTACAATAACAGGCTGTCCGTTTATTGTAGTTGATCCATATCTAGGAACTGGAGGGGGTATTGTTGGAGACTTAGGAATACAAAGGCATTCTCCTGGGGGTTTACTCCAAGGAGGCGCATCATCACCTCCATCAATAGGATCTACAATAGGTCCAGGAGGATCAGTAGGCTCATCAACTTCGTCTATAGGTGGATTATAGTCCTGAAAATTATCAGGACCCTTTCCAGGCAGATAATCACCGCAATCGAAAGTTTCTTTACTCGCCATTATAAAAAGTTAAGAATTATTTAAAAAAGATCTAAATCTACTAATCTTTTTTGTACAATGTATCCATCAATATAGCAATAATGATTCACATCGGACGATCCCGTGGCTCTGGTTTTAAAAGAAAGAACATAACCGCCTTCTGAGTTTTGTGTTTTATCTACAGGCGCATAGAATGTATTTGCCATACCGTCATTTCTTCTTAGATCACCACCTTCTTGAGCAACGCCCCACAGAGCAACTATTCTTAAAGGAAGAGAACCACCTGACATATAAACAGAATTGATCGTGTCCGTATCGTCTCCCCCTCCCCGAGAAATAAATCTAAATTGAACAGAAACCAACCCCTCTCTATCCTCTTCTGGAATGTAATTAGTGATGTCCCATACTTTTGGACTTGCTGTAGTTCCTAAAGTTGCTACAACAGCGTTAAAAACCAGCGCTGGAGATGATAAATATTGATAAGATTGAGTTGTAAGAGGCTCTAGAGTTTGATAAACAATATTTCTTAGGTTATCTATATCTGCTGTTAGTTCATTTTTTAGTCTAACATTTTCATAATCCATCTGAACTTTACCCACAGCAGGGTTGGCTAGAGATAGTTGTGGAACAGCAGCAGCGATTCCTGCTCTTTCGTTGTAAGCAAGCTCAGTGGTTCTGAAGAAAGGTCTAATATCAATTACATCAGTAGATAAAACAGGAACAGATCCGTTTGTCAGAGGAGTTCCTTCTTCTTTTACCCAAATATAAGCCACTGGAAGTATAGACTGACCAACTAGCTCAATAGCATTATCCTCTAGCTGCTCTGAAATAAGAGGAGCTAGATTTAGAATATCGTCAGGACTCGGAAATGAACCTCTAATATCAAAAAATAAATCACTTCCAGAGGTTGCCGTGAATCCTAAAGAGGTGTTATTACTATCTCCTGGAGAAGCTAATATCTTATGCTCATCTGTTACAAACTCTTTTATACCATTTTTAGCTTGAGAAGGATTATCATTATCAAAATTAGTTTTAATTCCAGCACCTCTAACTATTCCAAGCTGAGGCTTTGTAATAACTTCTTTTCCTGATGGTTTTATAATCGTTGTAGAAGAAGCATCAATCGGTTTTGTATAAATAAATACAAGATCTATTCTACTAGTAACTCCAGTAACAGGAGTATCATTTCCAGCATCATCCTTCCAACTAAAGTCAGTTGAATCAAAAACAGGAACCTCAATAGTAAGCTCTTCGTCAATATCAACGACGGCAGTTCTAGCAACACCTCTCCAGTATTTTATAAACTCAGATTCTAGTCTAGGTAGAAGGGACATTCCTCCGCTTTGTTCTGGGGAGTTGTTTATAAGAGCTTCAACAAGATAAGAGTTAGGCGGCTCATCAGCCCCTAAAACCCATACTAAAGCTTCTGAAATTACCGCATTTAGATTTTCTACTTCACTTCCGACACTTCCAGCAGACTTGGTATATTTAATATAATTAACATCTGGATCTAAGGATACACCTGATACTCCAATGGGGGTATGAGGACTATAGACAGGCCAGGTAAATACTCTAGTTTCTAATCCATTTAAACCTAATGAATCTTCTGCTAGGCTGCTTTTGAACTTTTCTAAAGCATCGAGAAGAGCTTGGTTTTGCGCTGCGTTTGTTTGAGGAATCGTTACATTATAGGAATCAGTCTGACCCGTATCCTCTCCTGTTAGTCGAGTTAGAAATGCCAGCGGTTGTTTTATACTAGCATCATTTACTCTAGCCGTATAGCGCCCTGGCTTTACTCTAACTATACGATCTGCTCCTGTTGCGTAAGGCTTTAATTCGTCAAAGGACGCTCTCTTAACTTGTGTAAGGGCTATGGGAATCTGCCTTAACTGATCCTTTAGCCATAAGCAATTTTCTTGAAGTTGTTTAAGGGGAATATTATCTACTTCAAAGTAGTAAGGATCATTAGCTTTAAAAAACCTAATAGGATCGCTAAACCTATATACACTGTCGCTAAAAACCTGTTCAGCCATTAGTTAAGTCTCCTAAGATCAAATACATTTGCCGATCTAAATCCAATTGTTAGTTCTGAGTCTCCTTGATATGCCTCTGAGTTTCTATGATCTGTAGTATCTCCTCTTGAAGCATAAACAGTAACCTTCTTTGGCCTTCCTGAGCTACCCAAGCTGGCATTTCTAGCATTAGCAAAGGTGTATGCGGCAGACTCATCTAACATACACTGAGTAGGATTGCTTTCTACAAATTCAGAACAATAATAGAATCCAGAAGTAGTATAAGCGTTAGGTAGGCCATCTCCGTCTGTATCTTTACTAAATTTTAGTAAGTTAGGATAAGTGGAGCTTGGAAGCACTCCTCCTTCTATATTTAGAGCAGATACATTTCCTGATATGTTATAGCCTTGTGAGAAGATCTGGTAGGCAGGACCCACAATTCCTGAGAAATTTGTGGGATCGTTTCCATTTACATAGCCACTAGCATCAATAGCTAGAATCTTAGCGGCTGGATCGACTGACCAATAAATTCTAAAAGGCCCAGTATTCATAGAACTAGCATTAATTCCATAGAAAAGAGATTCTGTTGAGGAAACAACAAGACCTCTTTCTATTGCTTGATCTCTAAAAACCTGCCCAGAGTTAAAAACTTGAGGTAGCAAAGCTCTATCAAAAGGAGAGTTTACATCAATACCTGATGTAGTTCCCCATTGTAGCGAACTTCCTGCTCCAAAAGAATCTAGAATACTTAAAGGGCCAGTATCAGGAGTTCCAACAGGAGCACCAGAAGCAATTTTGTCTCCTGAAGAAGTGTATAAGGCACTAGGACCGTGATAGGCTATATCAGCAGGATACCCACCACTTACAGAAAGATAAGCCGCATTTAGTTTAGAGGTGTCTGCTATATTCCAAATAAGAAGTCTATCACAGTCACTTCCAGAAGCGTTATAATAAAGACCATCAAGGAAGCCTCCTTTATTGCCCGATGGGAAGTGAACATTATGTACATTAATAACACTTCCTCCCAGCACTCTTACACAAACCCCTCCAATAGAAACAGCCCCTCTAGCATCCTCATCATGATCTGCTACTGATTTGGGAGGATCATCATTAACAATAAAGGTATTTACATAAGTACTACTTGTAAAAGTGGGAAAAGATGTAACATCAAAGTAGGACTCTACTCCTGTTAAACTATTTAAAGTATTCTCAGTTAAGATGGTATCATCTACTGGGTTTGAATAAAATTGTAATGAACCTTTATAGATAAAAGAACTTACATCATCTTCTCTAGTTATTAGATCAAGTGAAGAAACTACAGACGCTCCTATAGGAGTTCTCTCCCAAAAATAGGTAGAATCTCCTAAGTCTCTTAAGTTTATCGTAGAGTTACGATTAGCTACTAAGCATGATCTATACGAGTGTAGTTCAACGCTTGTGTGGTTGGCTGTGTCAGATAAATCGTAGGAACTTACAGCTAAAGCGATTTTTGATTTAGTTCTAGGAGGTTCGATATTTAATGTGGAATTATCCTCCACTAAGGCATCAACAGCATAATTAGCAATTACTGTAGGTCCGTGGATGTTTAAAACTGAATTATCTCCAGCAAAAACTCCCGCATACCCCTGTGAAGTAGTTCCAGAACCTGCTATAAAGGTACATCCACTAGCAGTTCCAAATAGAGAAGCTTTTGAGTTTTCAATAACGGAAATAGCTGCTCCATATAGGGCAGGACCTTGAAGAGGTGTAGTGGTTATTTTTGGATGAATTAAGTTTAAATTAGAAGAATTTTCTACAGAAATAGCAGGAATAGAGTTTCTTACTCCTCCATTCCAAAGTTCAGCACCATGAGCATTTCCAAATAAACTAGTTCCATATTTTTTTGGAACATGATCTTTCTCTACAAACTTAAAGTGAGAGTTATTTAAAAGTTTTATATGTTGTTTATTAAATAGGAATTGAACTTGTGCTCTATCAGACTGTCCTATGGCTAGAGGGTTGGTATCTGAATCAAAAATGAATAGTGAGTTATTGGATACATACCCCTCGTCTTGATTTGATTCAGCACAGAAGTTTTGAGTTTTTATAATAGAGTTATAACTCTCTACTCCAATCTTATTAAAATAGCACTCAACAAGACCACTAACATCAACTTCTGAATTTTTTAGTAATATTCCAGGACCTGTGTTTGCTTCGGCAGCCACAATACCTCCTGTTGGTCCTGAAGTTGCTAGTGTTCTTCCAAAGCCCCCAATTAGCTTTGAGTTATCAAGAACAAATCCTGCGTAGTTTCTAGAAGCAACAAAAGCTACATCGTTTCCTGATGCCCCATAGTCCTTAGCTCCATCGCTGGCCCCCGCAGTAGCAATATTAGAGCTTACAGTCACCTCACTATTAACAGCATGGAATCCTGCTCCAACCTTTGCTTCTCTAAGAGTTCCTCCACTCTGTAAATTATAATTTCTATAAGAAAATGCTGATCTAGAAAGAACTACCTTGGAGTTGTTAAACTTGAAGCCTGCTCTTTTTGCTCTTGCTACGGAGCAGTTTTCTAGAACTACATCAGAGTTAGTGATCTCGATTCCATAGTCAGGATTATTTCTTGTTCCGTTTACAAAGAAGTTTCTAATATAGATTGGGCCATCGCAGTTCTTTACGCTGATCTTTGTAAGATCGTTTCCATAGAGGTTTCCTGTAACAGGATCATTCACAGAGATTTGAGTTCTAGTTAGAATAGAGGAATCTAAATCAGAAGTTGCTGAAATGTCATAGGAAGGGAGAGTAGCGTCTGAATAGGTTGGCGCTGAATTTTCATATTCAGTCCCTCCAAATATATTTGGATTATTCCGATAGGCAGTATCAAGACAAAAGGACAATACGCCTTCTTTATTTGTAAATTTTGGATAAGAAACCATAGCCCCTTTGCTATCTGAAGAACTAAAGCGAGAATCTAAAATAGCACTAAATACTGGAATACCCAAGTGAACACACTCTGTATTAGTTATAGTATTACCTAAATCAAGAGAAGATAGACCATAACCTATACTGTGCGTTTCGTTATATAGAGGACTAGATCTAACAGCAGGACATTTAGTAGACTCTGTATAAAATCTACCAAAGTTTCTATTAATAATCTCAATAGATCCACCTTCCTCAATCCTGAAGTTATGAAGTTCAAGAGGACCAAGCTCATCAAAACTTCCAACCTCTACATGCACGGGGAAACGAACTATCTTTGGAATAGCAGCAATAGCAGAGCTTACATCAGTAAATAGGGTGCTCTCCGCAGCTAGACTAACGGCATCAGCATCGGCAGAAACGGTGAGAGCTAACCCTGGGATAGAGGAGGTGGGGTATCCTTGTTGCTCCCAAAGTTCATAAGTTCTCTCCTCTAGGTCATAAAGGGGAAGATTATCTTGCTCCCAATTGTAGAATGAGCTAGTATCAAACTTGGATACATAAGGAGTCCAAGCGTTATAGAGCTTAACATCTCCGCTTGCTGTATAAATATCTTCTGATTTAAAAGGCATGGTTCAAAAGTTCAAAGTCCATCTAAAAATTAAACTAAAATCGCTAGTTTTATAAATATCACTGAAAGTTCTATATGCTACAAGTTTTGGTTTATGTGCTCCTACTCCTGCTAAGAAGTTATTAACAAATAAACCAACTTCATTTATAGCAGCATCGGAACCATCCCTAGTTAATCCATTACACGCATCCTCGTCTAGTACTAGAGTATACCTAACAGAGGTATCTCCTATCCTAGTAATCTTACTATAAGGAATCTCAGCAAAAGTTTGAGTATCTAAGGACCCCCCAGTACTGTCGAGAACTAAAGAAAGATTATTTAGTACTAGATTACTAGCTAATCCATACTCATCTGTAGAGCTTAAAGGACCAGACAGTTCATAAATACTACTAGTAACCCCACCAGCAGGAGGACCTGAAACTCCAATTTGAAATTTACCTATCTGATAATTGTAAATAGAATTACTTCCGTTTGCGCCAAATAGGTGGGATAACGCTAATCCCATTCCAGATACAATAATATTACTATCGTCTAGAACAACTTCTTCTTGTCCAGACTTATAAAGCTTGACAATTTGTAAATGGCCTGATATATTTTTTTCTTCTAAGAAATTCATATTAATAAAATTTTAATGTCCAAAATATTCTTAAATCTTCATCAACCGCATAATTATTAAACCCAGCATCAGTTCCACTATCCTCTGTTTTTGTAATATCTATGCTAAACCCTTTTCTAGCAAACAGTCTATACTTTCTAGGATTATTTAGTACATCAAATGAAAAAGGCGCACTATTCCCATTTATACAGGATTGTTCTAAATCTATAGTCCAAAGACCTAGATGATAGATACCTCCATATAAATTAGCACACTGTAAATCCCCAGGTCCTAAATCAACATAATACCTTACTCCATTAAAAAAGGGGGAAGTTCCTGTTTTAATTAAACCAGATACAGGAGCTACTCCTCCTTCTAGCATGGTCACAAATCCTGATATATCCATACTACTAGCACTATTAAAAGTACTAGATCCTATTAACGCTGATAGCTCTTGTCCATCAGGAAATATCGCAATTGCTGAAATACTACCTCCGTGGGGAGGGAAACATCCTAAAGTAGATCCTATTACTTTTTTGTCTGCCTCATTCACTAAAGTTGCCACGGATAATACATGAGCAGAAGGCATTAGGTTTACTAGTTGCCCATTTCCCGTAAAGTAAGAAGATACATTATGTGTTGAGGGAAGCTCTTGATAGGTTGTAGTATCCCTCATTTCTAATCTAGTTGATTCTGGATTAGGGTCTTCTGGTAATCCCGCCTCGGGCACATAAGCACTTCCATCTATACCTGAAAAATTAACAAATAATAAGGCTTCTTCTCCTGTAACATCCCAATGCTGAATTTGGCGTGCTTGAATTGCGCCTGCGGGAGACCCAGTATTATGAGCATTAGCAGTAAAAGCATCTTTACCTGTTCCAAAAGAGATGGCTTGGATATTATAGTTAGAGCAGTCAAGTAGTGCTGAAGCAGTCGCAACACCGGATAAAGCAGGATTAACAGTCATTAACGATGCTAGAGTCTCTCCAGCACCGTTTACTATTAAATTAGATTCTTTGGCAACTAATTTATTTTTATACCAAATTTCAACTTCACCTTTCATTAGTTAACAATGTTTATATTTGTATAAATTTTATTATCTGTAGTAGATTGGGTGGATACAGACCCCCAATTAGGATTAATTCTATAATTCAACCTACTTCCACCACCTTGTTCTAGTTTGGATTGTGTTATACTAGAGTCTCTAGATGCTATATCTGAGTAGTAATGATTACTACCATTTCCTATTAATCCATTATAGAACCTTAAAACTTCTAATAAATCTTCTTTTTCTAAATAAGCTATATCTTCTTCATACATAGACTTAAAAGGAGTTCCGTTCGTCTTTTTTCCAGAGCCTAAAGGAACTCCTGCCATAGCAGATAGAGTTACATCAGTAAACTCTATAGAATCAATTAATAAGTATTGATTTTTATTAGTAGGACTTGGAACTTTAAAGATTTCTATTATATAATTAGTATCTTTATCTCTATGTACTAAATTTTTTATTTTATAATACTCATTAGGAACAGGTATAATATCAAGATACTCTTTATTATTATCTTTGCTATAATTTCTAGTATCAAAATTTATAGTAAAAGTATTATAAAAGTCTTCTGTAAGATTACCTAATACAGCTAATGATGATTTTTTATTTAATTCCTTACTTAAACAATTAATAGAGTCTTTAACACTTTTTGTTGGAAAGGTATATAAGTGGCTTAAATTAGCTAAAACATAGTCTACACTTAAATCTGATTCCTTATGAAGAACCCATTTATTACTTTTAGTCCAAGACCACATATGACCGTCTGAACCTACAGCATTTGTATGAATCCATACACCAAAGCGTCCTCCTCCGAAAGCGTTAGAATTAGTATCTCCAATTAAACCTTTAACAGATAGTTTAAACTTATGATCTTTAGTTAAAAAGTTTGAGAAATCCCCATATGAACTTAAATCAAATCTTAATCTAGGTAATCCATTTATAGATTTACAATATACTAAAGTATTATTTAATAATTTTTTATTGTATACTGAACTAGCTTGGTTTAGTGATAGTCTAAAAATTCTAAATTCATTATCCTCAGAAGAACCTGATGGAGCTACAAACTCTATACCACTAAGGATATGAGGATTTCTAAATTCAGCATTAAAGGCGGCCCCTTGTACATATTTTCCATACAGGGGGATTACCTGTTCATCATATGAACTGGCAATATAGGTGCCCGATGCTGTTAGGTTATTGACTGCTGATATACTAAATACTCCAGAACCTTGAGAATGTGAGATTGGAATTGAAGAATCAAAAGTAGTTGCTATATAAGATTCTGTATTGACATTAGTTGTAGCAGATCCATTTAATTCTAAATCAATATTATATAAACCTTTACCATAGCTATGAGCAAATATATTTCCTCCAGTCTTGTTTAAGTAGGAAGGTCCTAATTCATGCTCATATAATTCGTTGTATAATTTAAATACTTTATGTAAATTTGACCCAAAGCTAAAGTTTATATATTGATCAAAGCTACTTACTCCAAAACCGTTGTTATCAATTGCTGAATTTGCTAAACTTAAAATATTATCTTTCCAATAATCTGATTCTCCGTAATTAAAGAAATTGGTTGTATACTCATTTTTAGCATAAGCGTAGGCTTTCTTTTCTAGAATACTATGAATAACTCTATAGATGCCTGGAAGCTGTCCCCTATCACTATACTTGGTTGAGCTTGGAGATAGGCTTCCATCCTTAGCATTATTGTTTAAGGAGACTGAAGATAGTCCTCTATATGGGAAGGTTGTGCTAGTGTCAACTCCAAAAAACTGCTTACTAGATCCTAAATCTTCACACTTATTCCAGACTCCACTAGGCTGGATAGGATCCACTACAGGATGAAACTTTCCACTAGATAGGATATAACCTAAAGGTATTTGTCCTAAAGACTGATCTGTAGATTTCTCTAGTACAGAAGGATCTAAACTAATAGGAGGGTTAAATCCAGTTCTATCTGAATATCCATTTTTAGGAAGCAGGTATCTATAATTTTTTCTTCTTAACGCTCGTCTATTTACATTCTGTGAATATGCTTCTGTCGCTACAGAGCTAAACGCAAGGGTGTCTTTAATATTATCTACTTTATCTCTTTTAAAAGTATTTAATCCTCCACGACCACCATCAGATCCTAGCCCTGCGTCTCCCCCTCCTTCGGTAAAAATCATACTAACTCCACATGACTCAAAGTTAGACAAGGCTGCTGCTGATGTATAGCTAGTAAAATTATCATCAAAATCAGGAGCTATGTAAGTGAAGTCTACAGAAGAATAGCTATTACCGTCCTCAGCACTAGCATTTAAGTTAACTAGAGTTATAGCATGTGCTGGAGAAAACTCCTTAGCAATTCTTGCGGAGTCATAGAAGGCATAAGGAGAGTCCCCTTCTAGGGTAATTTTTGAAAAATTAAAGTCTGTATTTTCAAAATCAATGAATAAGTGAGAAGACTTCCCATTCCACAAACTAATAATACTTTTTTGATACTTAGATCCGTTTAGAATTACTTCAGAGTAATTAGGAGGCTGGCTTGGTGATCTACTTAAAAGTAAAAACTGATTAAGAGTTTGTAAAGAATAGTCAGAGTTTAATGCTAATTGTTTTATATAATCAGAGAGTTGTAACAAAAAGGAAGTGCTAACCCCTAAGCAAGCCAATTGTTCTATTATACTATCTAAAAGATCCTCAGAAACTATACAATCTTTATAATATTTAACCTCGTCAAATGGAGGTATTGGATAGTTAGTTTTTCCTCTATAGGTAAATACAAATTCTAAATCACCATCATATTTTAAATAATTAGTTTCTTCATCTACAAAGGAAACTAGTCCTTGTTTATCAGCGTATACTCCATACCCCAAAGGACCATAAGCAAGCGCCGCATTAAACTGGTTTAGCTGGCCTCGAATCTGGGCCTCCTGCTTTTTTGATTCATATAGTTGCGTTCCTTCCAAATAACAATAAAAGGGTTTCTGATTATCCTCTCCAACTAAAGTATACACTTCAGAAATATTAGCAAACTTATCTAATGTATAGAATTTAGGAGGATTCCAAGGAATTTCACCAAAGAAGAAATTATTAGGATATTGCTTATACAGCTTTAACATAAGATTGTCTATGACAATCTTAATGTTCTCTTCTATACTACTAGTGCTATAAACTGATACTCCTGCTTTTCCAGCAATTTGAGAGGTCCAAGAATTTAGGCTATTAAAAAACTCTGACTCTGAAGCTAGGCTATACCAGATTAGATATGGAATATAGGATTCCCAAAGCTCGTATGCTTTTCCAGACACATCTAGAATAGATTCAGTAATAAGATTATTAACTACAGCTTGTATACCCTCTAAAGTTCCTGATTTTTTATAAATATCTACAGCCGTTCTAATCTGATGTCTCCACTTATCTGGATTATTTCCTCGTAGTTTCCATCCAATTAGATCTGCTACATACTGTAAATCCTCATCTCTTGTATAATTAATATCATATAGTAGCTTTAATTGTTCTACTGAATTAGTATAATCTGAATATGCTAATCCTAAAATAGTGTTAAATTTTCTTAATGGACCATTACTAAACTTTTCTTTATTTAAATAACTAGCTACTTCATAGTCATCAAAAGCTTCTTTAACAGTAAAATCATATTGGTCTATATACAGCTTAGAGTATACAGCATCAACCAGGGTAAGAAGGGAATCTAATTTTTGAGTTCCACTGGTGTAGGTCGCTACTACCCCGCCTAAAGGATCTAGAATCGCATCGGCTACTCCAGAAACGAATTCTGTTGGTATTAGATTATTATTTCTAAAACTGGGCGTGCTCGTATAGTTTTTCCAAATATACTCAACAAAACCTCTAATACCGTCAACAGTTTCTAGGATTTCACTATTGTATAATGTTGCTAACTTTTCAACAACATAAGAGGAAGGTGAATAACTATTCCCAACCCCCTCTTGGTTTAAAAAGTAGAACCAACCTAAAGCCTCTGCTAAATAAACATGAACCGAAGATAATTGATTATCAGTTGAGAAAGCAGGCTTAAGAATAGGCCCATTTAACATTAACTTACTCGCATCTGTAGAAGTAGCAGGCTGAAGTAAAGGGCATAAAGTTTCCTCTAAATAAGTTCTAAAAGCCGAGCTTCCATCAAAGTTTTTAAAAGAGAGCCCTAAGGGATCTAATATTTTATTCTGAAAGTCTGTATTAGTGATGTAGGTAAGCTTGTTTTGTTTTACAAAATACTTAGAAATGCCAATAAACTTATCAATATCCGCACACACCGTTCCAGGCACCGAAGAGACAGAAAGAACATCATCTATTATGGCAGCAGCAAGAATATTTGTATTTATAACCTTAGTAAACGGGCTCTCAGCCGTCCCGTTATTAATGGAGTCTTCATACTTGTAAAATTCTGGAGTTAGAAGCTCAACCAACTCAACAGAATTAATCTTTGTATAATTTCTCTTTTTTAAATTATAAATATCGGACATTACTGAAGTAAATCAACATTTATAGTGAAGTTATTAAGCTGTATAATTTCATTAAAATCAACTTGAATATCTTTATCAAAATTATCTATGGTAGAATATCTAACCTGAGGCACTTCAAATATTTTTCTATTAAGCTCTCCTAATGTTAGTCCTTGTCCAAACTCTCTATTATCTACAGACATAAAATCTAGTATTTGCCTACTAACGCTGGAGATAATATCGGTTTGATTATTTTTTTGCTCTTCATCTATTTTAATAGTAATAACTAAATCTACTGTGCGAATCAACCCATCAACAATCACTACCTCATCAGTAGCCATTTTCTTTTTATTAATAGCTGTAAGTAAGCTAGTTTTAAAAGTAGGAGTAGCTTTTTGAAGTTGTAAATCAGATGCTTTTTCTAAAACATAAATATCAATAACATTTGCTGAAGCGTAAGCCTTCCTTGTAGCGGCTGTGGCCTTTCCTACTGTTCCCCATGTGCTTATAAAGGAATTAGCAAAAGAAGCATAATCATTTAAAGTTACTATTCGATCTTGTCTTCTAAATGCCAAAGGAGCATACTTTTTAGCTTTTTCTAAGGATTCTGCGTCTGAACCTCCGGTAGCCAGACTTGTATTAGTTACAATAGCGGAGTCTGCGCCTGTTACTTCTATACTTGCGTTTATAGCATACTTACCAATATTACCCCTAGAGCCGCCTCCTACTCTATATTGAACATAGTAACCAGATCCTAAGGGAGGAGAGATTCCAGCAATTCCATTTCCGAATACAATTGTTGCTCCATAGTCATCATTATAAACTACTTCAAAAACCCTATCTGTAGATCCAGAAGCAAAATAAATATTTTCTACTTGTGTATAAGCTCCTTTTGCCTCCAATGAGTCTGTATTTATAAATACTTCAATGCTTCCATCTATCACAGGAAACTGCGAAAGTTCAATAGACTTAATCGACTCGGTAGGGCTAAATTTACCACTTTCAATTGCGAACAGACCCTCTTGTAATGCTAAATCTGAATAGTAAGTTTCTCCATCTGTAGTTAATATTAAATCACTATTAGGAGAAGCTAAAGGCTCCGCTTGTCCGTTTACAACTTTATAAAGTGTATAAGTTAAACTATCACCGTCTTCCGGGGATGAAATGGTAATAACTCTAGATGCTGCTGGAATAGTTACAGTCCCCTCTGGAGTGCTTCCAAAGGTTATAGCAGCATCAGCGGCGGCTGACAAAGGCCCCTTTAATTTAATACCAATTAAATCTAGTAGTTTTTTTATACTCTTTCTCTGTCTAGCTGTAGCAAGTATGTTTTCATTAGCTAAAAAATCTGCTTTTAAAGAAAGCACGGATCCCATGTAAGCAATTAACTCTAAAAAAAAGATTCCTAAATCAGATTCTATAAAATAGTTATAGTCTTCAGGGTAAACGGCTTTTGCGTAATTAACTAAAGACTCTTTTAAGCCTTGGAAATCATTATTAGCAAAATTTATTAAATTAGGTTTTCTTCTTTCCGGTAGATTTGCTAATTTTAAAAAATCAGATGAGATAGTGCTTGAAAAATTCATGATATGGTTACAGGGACATCAAAAATAACTAGGTCTTCCGATGAGAGTTGTACAGTTAATACTATATCTATTTGAGAATTTTCTAAATCAGAAGAAACATCTAATTTTAGAATAGTGGCTCCCAGGATGTATTTATTAAATGATAATATAATCTCTTGCTTTATTGCTTGGAATAGCGTTTCATCTAATGGCTCAAAAAGAAAGCGCCGAAGGGTACATCCAAAATCAGGATTCATAACCCTTTCTCCTTTTTCTGTTTTTATAAGTTGAATAATAGCTCCCTTTACAAGAGACTTTCCGGTTTCTTTAGAAAAGAAACCTCTAGATTCCTTATTTTTTTCTAATGGATAAGCCAGACCGAAGACTACTTCTTTTTTTGAAATAGGCGATCTTTTATTAAATTCCTTAGAAGGAACTCCAAATAATTCTGTGTCTTGTACTATACCCATTATATTTTAATATTCTTAAAAAATCCTTTTTGAGAATTATAATTTTGAAGAACTTCTTTATTATTTAGAGGCTTAGAATAAAACTTTAAACTTCCTATGTGACCGCGCAAGCCACTAACAATTCCTCCTCTATCGCCTCCCATGAAGTTCCCATACTGGTACATACCGTCTGTCCATCCTCCTCCAACAATCCAGGGAGTATAGTAAGTATTATTGTATGGACCGTTCTGTATAGTAACAGGTCCGTCTGTAGTAGACGCGGTATACTCAAAACTATTAAGCTTTTTAAAAGTAGGAAGTCCAATACCCTGAGTAGGTGTCACACCAAAGACTTGAGAGATTGAAGATGTAATTAACTGCTCTCCATCAGCATAGAATGTAATTGTATCTTTTTTAGGATTAACTGAAATATTTAAAAGTATAAACTCTGAATCTACTTTTTGTAGTATAGAATTAGCCGATAAATCAATTTTCATTTTGTAGTAATCTTCTGATTCTATACACTCATCTTTATTAATCCAAGACAAGGAAGAAGAGTCTCTAGATATTGTTGGAGCTAAGAATAGGCTAGTAGATGCCGGATTGTTTCCTGCGGCAGCATTACTATGCCCTGTTAATTCTTGAGTAATTCTTTGATCTCTACTAAATCCCAGTATAAGACCTTTCACATACTCTGTTCCTCGATTATCTCCTAAGAAATCTAAATCAGGGAGTTCTCCTAGATAATTTGTATTTCTAGTTCCTGATCCTATTCCTGTATTCTCACATCCCAGTATTACTTTTGTTAGAGAAGAAGTTGTTGAATTTAACCATCCAAGCTCTCCATCTGTTATATTAGGAACATGAACCCAACACTCTAAAGTAAAGCCGTCTTTGCTATAGGTTAATTGTCTAAACTCTTTAGTATCTGGGAGCTTTACAAAACTTCCTAGAGCAGATGCTCCCTCAGGGAATGTTGATTTGTTTTTAACTATCCCTTCTAAATAAGGAATAGCTAATCCTGAAAAGAATACATTTTGTGGATTAGTTCCAACTAGTTGGGCGTCGTTGTATCTGTCTGAAGTAGCACAATTTGTTAAGTTAAAATTTATTGAGGAAGGAAGTTCTAGTCTACTATCTAAGAAGTTATAAATAGCAAATAATCCATCATTAACAATCTGATCATTAAGGGATAGTAGTGTTCCACTTCCTTGCCCAGACGCAGTATAAATAATACTACCTTTTCCTATATTAGGAACTTCAAGATGAGAGAATCCAATAGAAGGAGCTTTATAAGCGGATTTTACAAATTTTGGCGTTAAAGGAAGAACTATCCCATTTACTTCAGCTTGAGCAAATACTAATGATTTTTGTTTTTCTAAATCAACATTAATATTGTATTTTTCTAAAAAAGAAAAATCATTAATAGGAATTTGTCCTGGGGTAAACACCGTAGTTTCGTCTCCATACATAGTTGGAATTTTAACTGCTACTTCTATTTGTTTTTTTCTTCTATCTATTTTATTATTATGATTAGAAATTTCAGCTAAGATGACCTGTTTTTGATTTTGTACAATAG